CCAATCGCAACCTTCTCTGATGTTGGTACGGTAATTTGGGGTAATAAAACTCTCCAAGTTAGAGAATCAGCTCTTGACAGAATTAACGTTAGAAGATTGTTGTTACAAGCTCGTAAGTTAATTTCAGCAGTTTCTGTAAGATTGTTGTTTGAACAGAATGACCAAAAGGTTAGACAAGACTTCTTGGATGCGGTTAATCCAATCCTTGACGCAATCAGAAGAGACAGAGGTTTATACGATTTCCGTGTAACAGTTTCTTCAGACACTGCGGACTTGGATAGAAACCAAATGACAGGTAAGATTTATATTAAACCAACAAGGTCACTTGAATTCATCGATATTACATTCTACATAACCCCAACAGGAGCGTCGTTTGAGAATATCTAATAAATTTTAATAGGACAGGCCGATATAAAAGTCGGTCTGTCCTTATTTATTAATATGAGAAAAAAATACATATTAGAAGGTATTACAGAAGAAGGTACTCCTGACATGAAATATTATGCGTTTGATTGGGATGATAATATCTTAACAATGCCGACCAAAATAGTACTTAAGGATGTTGATGGTGATGAAGTAGGTATGTCGACTGAAGATTTCGCACATCATCGTGAAAAAATAGGAAAGGAAAATTTTGAATACGATGGGCATGAAATTGTAGGTTTCGCACAAAATCCATTTAGATACTTTAGTATAGAGGGAGATAAAAGATTTATTATAGATTCTATGTTAGCAAAACCAGGACCCGCTTGGACTGATTTTGTGGAAGCAATTAATAACGGGTCTGTGTTTTCGATAGTCACTGCTAGAGGACACACTCCAAGTGTTATTAAAGAATCAGTATATAATATGATTATTTCAAATCATATGGGTATTAATTCAAATGAGTTAATAAAAAATTTAGAAAAATTCCGTGATTTAGAAGGTGTGGGAAAATCCTCCAAAAGAGATATGATATTAGAATATCTTGATATGTGTCGTTTTTACCCTGTAACTTATGGAGAAGGGAGCGCGACTAATCCTGAAGAAGGAAAAATTAAAGCCCTAAAAGATTTTGTGGATTATGTTAAAAGAATTTCTAAAATGATTAATAAGAAAGCATATCTGAAAAATAAGATTTCTAACAGATTTACACCAATGATTGGATTTTCAGATGACGACTTAAGAAATTTAGAAAAAGTTAAACAACATTTTGAAAAAGACCCAGAAAACATAATTAAAACTATATCAACAGCAGGAGGAATTAAAAAACCTTATTAACTGGATACTTATAACTGGAATCTATTTGAAAAATAACCAAAGTAAATAGAAAAAAAATAACTTGGTATATTTATATAATATAAAACAAAAAAAATAAAAAATTAAAAAACTGATATACGATGGCTGATTTACTGATGAAAATGCCGATACCTTACGAACCCAAAAGGCAAAACCGATTCATTCTACGTTTTGACACTACGTTAGGTATCAACGAATGGTTTGTTGAGAGTACGGCTCGTCCTCACATTACTATTAATCCCGTGGAAATTCCATTTTTGAATACTTCCACATATGTGGCTGGTAGATTTACATGGGGTACGATTAACGTTAAATTCCGTGACCCAATCGGACCATCGGCATCACAAGCTCTTATGGAGTGGGTTCGTCTATGTGCTGAATCAGTTACAGGTCGTATGGGTTATGCCGTGGGTTATAAGAAAAACGTTGATTTGGAAATGTTAGACCCAACTGGTGTTGTTGTCGAAAAATGGATTTTAGAAGGAACATTCCTATCTGACGTTAATTTTGATAGTTTGGCATACAATACTGATGCGTTGGCAACAATTTCAGCAACTCTTCGTATGGACCGTTGTATATTAGTTTATTAAAATTCAATTTACATATTCTATATAATCCCGTATATATTGTTATACGGGATTTTTTTATGGAAGAAATTAGTGGATATACATGTAATCGGTGTGGTAAAATTTTCGATACCGAAGAAGAATTTCTTAATCGTCACAATAAGAAAAAAAAGGTAGAGTCTAGTGATAATCAAACAAGTGTTGATTAATTTGACATTACAATTATTTTATAAATAAAAAAAACATGGATGCTAGTTTATTAAATGCCGCGACGGAAAATTTTAGTCTTCCTCACGATATTGTTACCTTACCTTCAGGTGGTGTATTTTATAAGTCTAAAAAGAAGTCTATTAAGATTGGGTATTTGACCGCCAACGATGAGAACACTATTCTAAACTCGGCGTTATACAACAAGGATTATTTTGTTCTCAATTTATTGAGGAATAAAGTTTATGAACATGAACTTCGACCTGAAGAACTTTTGGAGGGGGATGTTGAAGCTATTTTAATTTTCTTGAGAAACACTTCATTTGGTCCTGAATATACAATTAATGTTGAAGACCCAGGGACAGGAAAGATGTTTCAAACAACCATTGTGTTGGATGAGTTGAATATTAAACAAACGTCTTATAAACCAAATGAAGAAGGTTTATTTGTGACAAAACTACCTAAAACCGAGTCTGAAGTAAAATTAAAACTACTCACATATAGTGAAATTATAGAGTTGAACAAAATGGCGGATGAATATCCTGCTGGACGAGTTGCTCCGAGGGTACAATGGAGATTACAAAAACAAATAGTTGAAGTTAATGGTGATAGAGACAAAGGTGTGATTGCTAAATTTGTCGACCAACTTCCTATAATGGATTCAAAATATATAAGAAATTTCCTTTTAGATAATCAACCGTCATTAGACCTAACAAAACAAGTAAAAGCCCCATCAGGAGAAATAGCAACAGTCACGATTGCGTTTGGGGTCGACTTTTTTCGGCCTTTCTTCTAGTTATCGGCAGTATCTTATCGATGAATTTTTATTAATGGGTAGGTTTTTAAGAACTCAATATAGTGAGTTTTTGAATATGCCAACCTATGTAAGGAAATATTTGGTCGAAAAAATCATAGAGCTCAATACCCCAAAAGATTAAAAACTTGAGTTTGTTCTATTTATCATAAAAAGACTCTATGTTTTTTGAAGGAACCGAAGACGATAAAAATCAAAAGAAAAAAACCACATTAGAAGAAATACGTGGTGTCATTGGTGAATTTGCGACCGAAATTAGTGAAGCTTTAGCAACTAACATCAATCCTGATAGGATGTTAGAAAAATTATTTGAGGTTGATGATGCCGCTAAAGCGATTGCTAAATCATTTGGTCAAGGTACGGGTAATATTGTAAATCTCAAAATGGCAATGACTAATGCGGTAACTGAAGTTACCAAGTTGGGGGGTAACTTTGAAAAAATTGCGGAGATACAAAAAAATGTTGCGGAATCGATTGGTCGAAATGTTGTAATCGCATCTGATTCGTATGCTAAATTATATGCCGCGGGAGAAGTTTCAGGAGTACAAGCCGACAAATTTATCCCAAAATTCAAAGAAGTTGGTATGTCAATTTATCAAGCCGGCTCTCAAATGGAAAAAATTGTTAATACCGCAAGAGAAATTGGAGTTAATGTAGGGGAGGTTACTGGGGAGGTTATGAAACACATGGATAAAATAAATCTTATCAATTTTCAGGGTGGGGTTGAAGGTCTTGCTAAAATGGCAGCTCATGCGACTTCGATTAACATGGATATGGGTAAAACTTTGGAATTTGCTGAAAAGGTTTATAATCCTGAAGGTGCGATTGAAACTGCCGCCGCCTTACAAAGACTTGGTGTTACACAATCACAACTCCTTGACCCATTGAGATTGATGGATTTGTCACAAAATGACCCTGAAGAACTACAAAAACAAATTGCGGATTTAGGTAAAGATTTTGTAAAATTAAATGAAAAAGGTCAATTTGAGATTATAAAAGGAGAACAAAGAAGACTTCGTGAGGTCGCAAAAGAATTGGGAATGTTACCTGCGGAATTTGCTAAAATGGCGATTGGTGCTAAAGAACTTGAAGACAAATTACAAAAGATTAAATTCCCTGATACTATAACTGAAGAACAGAAAAATTTCATTGCCAATATGGCTGAAATGAATGAAAAGGGTCAGTATGTAATCGAATATAAGGGTGAGGCGAGAGAGGTTAATGACTTATTAAAAGAATTCGGAGGGGACCAAAATAAGTTGGCTGAATTTATGAAAGAAAGTCAGCCAAAAACTATGGAGGATTTAGCAAAAGAACAATTAACCGCTTTAGAGGCAGTCAAGGCAAGTGTTGATTCTTTGAAAGACAAAGGTGGTTACGCAATTGCTAGTACTGAATTAGGTCAAGACGCAATTGAGGCAATGATTAAAGGTTATGAAAAAACAGCCGAGGCTTTTGATGGGTTTGATATTAAGGGGATGAGAGAAAATTATGAAAAAGGTGCGGATGAGTTAATGGGTACCCTTACTAAAGTAATGAAAGGTGAAGGTAGTGTTGAAGATATATTTACCTCATTTGGTAATGTTGCTAAAAATACTTCAGACTTTATGAAAGAAGGATTTCAAAAGGCAATAGAAAGTGCGAAAAATAGTACGGATGAATTATCGAATAGTCAAAATAAATTCGCCCAAATGTTAATGGGTATATATGAGGGGTTCAAAAAAAATGAGGGATTGATGGGTACGAACCAAACTACGACTCAAGCCAATACGGCAACTGTAACGGTAAATCCTAATTTAAATAATACTACAAATGCTTTGGGAACTGTTGGGGCCACAAATCAAACCATGACAACAAATTCTAATTCTAATATATCTTTAAATATTAAAATAGATGCCCCTCCTGGTGTTGACACGGCAATGTTAGAAAAAATATTCCAAGACCCAAAATTCCAAAGAACGGTACTTGAAGCCGCTGAAGGTGCCGCTAAACAAAATGGTTTAACTCCATCAGGGACAGGTAGTATGAAAAAATAATAAGTCATCTATTTATAATAAAGTTTAATTGATGTCAGAAAGTAGTTTAACATTTTCATCGACACAGTCGTTTAGAGATAAGTTAATGGCTAGAAATCTGGCCCCTTACAATGTTGCTGGGGTTTATTCCCCCCCTGTTAGTCAATTAACTTTTGAATATACACAATCAGACTTATCTGTAATTAATTCACCTGACGAATTAATCGCTGAAAACCCATTTGCTAATAAATTATATCCATTAAATGAATTTGGACCCGAAGGTGGGTACAATTTGGATATAACGTATAATGGACCTCTTTTACCCGTTGACCCAAACCAAGGACCTTATTATCCGTTTTCAGAAAGTCCATTAGTATTATCTTCAGAATATTATTTGAACGGTTCAGCATTTGCTCCGAACAATCAAAATAGATTTTTACCCGATGGAGGGTATGATTTTTTATATAGCACTGAAGATATACCTTTAAGTTTCAAATACTTTATTCAATACTGGGAACCACCAAGTTTCGTACCCTCAACTTATTCACCATATCAAATATTATTATCAAATAATCCAAATGGAGACAATGGGCCG